TGGGCGTGCTCGCAGCGCACTACGGCCTGGTTCCAAGGCCGAAGAAAAAGGCTTGACTTGGAATCCAACCGCCGCATTATCCTGCCACAGTGCCGCAGTGTCGGCGCGGCGCGGGTCCTTCCTGAGCCGGCCGTATGCGGGGAGCGGAAGCGCCCCACCTCGCTAGCGGCAGGCCTGATTTTCCTGTTGCCAGTTTGCCACACCCCGCCGCGCCCTTAGGAAGGGCGTAGGCGGCGTTTTGGCCTAGGGGCGGTAGAAGTAGGCGGCAGCACCGCAAAGCCGTTTGGCGGCCTTCCTGGCGGCTTCTGGCGTGGCGTTGTGGCGTGACCCGGAGGTCTGATTAGACAACATGTCGCGGATGGTCAGTGACGGAGCTGGGTTGTCCGGCCCTGTCTCGGTGTCCGTTTTTGCCCGCGCCGTGGGTGTCACGCGCCAGGCTGTGTATGCCGCCATCCGGTCGGGGCGCATTACGCAGCGCGAGGACGGGCGAATCGACTTTGAGCAGGGGGTGCGCGATTGGCACCAGAACCGGCGCGGTCCGAGCCCCCGTGGTGCAGCCATGACGGCTCCTACCGATGTCTTGGCGGAGACGTCTGGTGATCTGCCGGTGTCGCGGCTGCAACAGGTTGAGCTCGCCCTCAAGGTTGAGGAGCGCAAGGTTCGGCTTGAAGCGGCAAAGGGAAAGCTGATTGACCGCGCGAAGGCAAGGTTGCTGGTCCGTAGGCTTGCCCAGGAGGAACGCGACGCCATTCTGAACTGGCCGGCGCGAGTTGCGTCTGTGCTGGCATCTGAGCTGGAGGTTGACGCGCATCGGCTGCAACTGCTGTTGGACAAGCATTTGCGCGCGCACTTGGCGGCCCGTGCGGAATCGGACGTGGAGCTGTGAGCGTCGGGGAGGACTTCGCCGGGGCTAAGGCGATTATTGCGGCGTGGCGCGATGGCATCCGGCCGGAGCCGCTTTACACCGTCTCGGAATGGGCCGACCGGCATCGCATCCTTGGCAGTCGCGGCTCGGCCGAGCCAGGGCCCTGGCGGACGTCGCGCACGCCCTATCTGCGCGAGATCATGGACGCGCTGTCGCCGTCCCATCCGGCGCGGCGCGTGGTGTTCATGAAGGGCGCGCAGGTCGGCGGCACGGAATGCGGCAACAACTGGATCGGCTATGTCATTCACCACGCGCCGGGGCCGATGCTTGCGGTGCAGCCGACGACGGAACTGGCCAAGCGGTTCTCCGATCAGCGCATCGACCCGCTGGTGGAGGACACGCCAGCGATCCGCGAACGGGTGGCGCCGGCGCGCAGCAGGGATTCGGGCAACCGCCAGCTCTCGAAGGAGTTCCCCGGCGGCCAGCTGGTGATGACGGGCGCGAATAGCGCCGTCGGGTTGCGCTCCATGTCGGCGCGGTTCCTGTTCCTCGACGAAATCGACGCCTACCCCGGCGACGTCGAGGGCGAGGGTGATCCGATCGCGCTGGCCGAGGCGCGGGCGCGGACCTTTGGCTGGCGGCGCAAGGTGTTCCTCGTCAGCACGCCGACGATTGCTGGCCTGTCGCGGATCGAGCGGGAGTATCTGGCGACCGATCAGCGGCGCTACTTCGTCCCCTGCCCGCATTGCGGCCACTACCAGCACCTCCGCTTTGAGAGGCTGGTCTGGGACAAGGGCCAGCCCGAGACGGCGCGCTATCTCTGCGAGGCCTGCGACGCCCCGATCGGCGAGCAGCACAAGGCGGCGATGCTGGCCGCGGGCGAGTGGCGGCCAACGGCCACGGCCACGGACCCGCACGCGATCGGCTTTCACATCTCCGCGCTCTACTCGCCGCCGGGCTGGATGCCCTGGTCCGAGATCGCGCGGCTCTGGATCGCCGCGCAGGGCGATGACCGGGCGATCAAGACGTTCAAGAACACCGTCCTCGGCGAGACCTGGCAGGAGAGTGGCGAGGCGCCGGATTGGCAGCGGCTCTATGATCGCCGGGAGCATTGGGAGCCCGGCACGGTGCCGATGGGCGGGCTGCTGCTGACGGCGGGCGTGGACGTGCAGCGCGACCGCCTTGAGGCTTCGATCTGGGCTTGGGGGCAGGATCGGCAGTCCTGGCTGATCGAGCATCGTGTGATCGCCGGCAACCCCTTCGAGACGGCGGTGTGGGAGGAGTTGCGGCTGCTGCTTGACGACACTTGGCAGCACGCCAGCGGGCACCGCCTGCCCATCGCCATGGCGGCGATCGACAGCGGCGACGGCATGACGACGGCGGAGGTCTATGCCTTCGTGCGGCGCATGGGATCGAGCCGTGCCATTGCCGTGAAGGGCCAGGATGGGTTGCGTGCTGCCATCGGCCAGCCGGCGGCGACGGAGGTCAGGCGCAACGGGCGCAAGCTCGGCGGGCTCAAGGTGTGGCCGGTGGGATCATCCTTCCTCAAGGGCGAGACCTATGGGTGGCTGAAGCTGGATCGGCCGACCGAGGAAAGCGGCGATCCGTTTCCGGCGGGCTATGTCCATCTGCCGGTCCATGCGGCGGGTGAGGAGTTCTGCCGACAGCTCACGGCGGAGCAGTTGGTGGCGCGGGTGGGCCGCAATGGCTTCCGACGGCTGGAATGGGTGAAGACCCGCGAGAGGAATGAGGCGTTGGACTGCCGCGTCTATGCGCGCGCGGCGGCGGCGCTGCTTGGTGTGGACCGCTGGTCTGCCGCGCGTTGGCAGGATTTGGCCGCGGCGATGGCCGCCCCAAGCGCGTTGGTGGCGCCGCACTCGTCGGCGGGCGGCGATCTTGACGCCGAGATGGGGGACGCGGCTGAGGCATCAAAGAGCGAGACCATGTCTCATGGGCCGCCGCCAGCGGTGCGGCCGCGGACGTGGGGCGTTGGGCTCGGCGCAGCGTGGTGAGGAGGGGGGCATGGCATTTCCTGACACGCTGACATGGGCTCAGGCGCAAGCGTCTGGCACTGCCGCACGCACGCTATACGATGCCTATGCGACGGGCACGACGCGGGTGACCGTGGACGGGCGGACGGTGGAATACCGCTCGCTGGCGGACATTGAGCGTGCGCTTGTGGCGCTGCATGCGGCAAGCCTTCCTGCGACGTCGCGCCAGCCGCGCATGACGATTGCGTGTGTTGGCGCGCGCGACGGGGGCTGGTGAGCATGCCGTTTGTCTCGACTGCCGCTCGGATGCTGCTCGGGGGTGTCCCCGTTCGAGCAGCGCGTGCCGGGCGCGGATTTTCGCAACGGCGTGCTGCCGCCGCGCGCGGCTTGGTCGGCGTGTTCGCATGACCATCGCAGCCCGCCTCCGCAACGCACTCGCGGGCCTGGCCGGCCGCACGCCGCTGCTCGCGCTCCGCTCGGCGTCCTACGCCGCCGCGCGCCAGCCGCCAGGGCGTGCGCCATGGACGCCACCACGCGGCGGCCCGAACGCGGCAATCGCCAGCGCCGGTCAGACGGTGGCCGCCCGTGCACGCGACGCCGTCCGGAACAACGCCTATGCCGCGCGCGTCGTGGACCTGTGGGCCGCGAACCTCGTCGGCACCGGCATCACCACGCAATGGCCCGGCGCGCCGCACCGCGCCATGTGGGCCGCCTGGTCGCAGTCCACCGAGTGCGACAACGAGGGCATGACGGACTGGCCCGGCCTGCAGGCGCTCGCCGTGCGGGCGATGGTGGAGAGTGGCGAGGCGATCCTGTGGCTGCGGCGCGTGCCGGCCACGCCGGACAACCCCGTCGGCCTGCGCATCCAGGTGATGGAGGGCGACCGGCTGGATTGGTCGCACACCCGCCAGCTCGCCGACGGCGCCATCATCCAGGGCATCGAGACGGACGGCTTCGGCCGCCCCATCGCCTACCACCTGCTTCCGCAGCTTGACGAGTGGCCGACCTGGCGCCGCCCGTCGGCCGAGCGCGTCCGCGTGCCGGCGGCGGACGTGATCCACCTGTTCCGCCGCCGCCGCCCCGGCCAGCTGCGCGACGTGTCGTGGCTCGCGCCCATCCTGTGGACGCTGCGCGACCTCGCCGAATACGACACGGCCCTGCTGCGCAAGGCCTATGTCGAGGCCTGCCTGGCGCTGGTGGTCACGGGTGGCGACGACGACAGCACCCTGACGGCCGACAGCAAGGCCGATGTGCTCACGGACGCGCAGGGCCGGCTGGTGGAGGCCATCGAGCCGCAGCAGATCCTCTACGGCCGCGGCGATCGGCAGATCGAGACCATCGCGCCCACGGGCGGCGGCAGCCATGCCGGCTTCGCGGCGCGCGCGCTGGAGGCGGTGGCCGTCGGCACCGGCCTCAGCTACGACCAGGTGTCGGGCGACCTGACGCGCGCCAACTATTCCAGCCTGCGCGCGGGCAAGATCGAGTTCCGGCGGCTTCTGGAGCAGATCCAGTACACGCTGCTGATCCCGCTGATGATCGGGCGCGTGACGCGGCGCTTCCACGCGGAGGGCGCGCGGCGCGGGCTCTGGCCCGAGCCGATGCCGCGCGTCATCAACACGCCGCCGGCGCCGGAGATGGTGGACCCGCTCAAGGACACGCTGGCGCTGATCCGCCAGGTGCGCGCCGGCTTCGTGCCGCAGCAGGAAGCCGTGGCGCAGTTCGGCTACGACTTCGGCGAGGTGATGCGCCAGATCGCCGAGGCGAACGCCGCCGCCGACGATGGCGGCGTGATCCTCGACACCGACCCTCGGCGCACGGCGCTCGGCGGCAGCGCGCAGGACCAGGCGGTCAACAGCGCGATCGAGATCGCGGCAACCGGCGCCGCCGGAGATGGCGGCGGCGCCCGCCAGTAACAGGAGACAGCGATGACGGAGTTGCAGACCGCGGCATTGCCGCGGCTGGAGGCGCGCTTCGCGCCCGCCACGTGGAACCAGGAGACGCGGACAGTAGAGCTGTCCTGGGGCCGCGGCGTCGAAGTCGAACGGATCGATTGGCGCACCGAGCAGCGCTACACCGAGCGCCTGACCATGGAGCCGGCGGCGGTGGACCTGACGCGCCTCAATGCCGGCGCGCCGCTGCTCGACAGCCATGGCCGCTGGTCGCTCGACGACGTGATCGGCACCGTCGAGCGCGCCTGGATCGAGAATGGCGAGGGCCGCGCCGTGGTGCGGTTCTCCGCCCGCGAGGATGTCCGCGGCATCCTGCGCGACGTGCAGGACGGCATCCTGCGCAACGTCTCCGTGGGCTACGCCGTCGACGAATGGCGGGAGACCCGCGACGAGAAGGGCCGGCTGGTGCGGACGGCGGTCCGGTGGACCCCGCACGAGATCAGCCTCGTTCCCGTTCCGGCCGATGCCAGCGCGCAGGTGCGCGCGGCCGGCGGCGCCCCGGCGCCGTCCCCTGGCGACGTTCACCATGAGGAGGGCCGGATGGCCGAAAACACGAACGTGCCGGCAACCCCGCCGGTGGATGAGGCCGCGATCCGCGCGGCTGCCGCGGAGGCGGAGCGCACGCGCATCGCCTCGCTCGACGCGCCGGCCGCGAAGGCCCGCGCGATGGGCATGAACGAGGTGTCGCTCGCCGCGCTGCGCGGCCGCGCCATCGAGGAGGGGATGGACGCTCCGGCGTTCCAGGCCCTGCTCTTCGACGCGCTCGCCAAGGGCCGGGCGGCCGATGAGGAGGCGCGCGCCGCCGAGCGCACCATGCCGGGCTTCATGCCGCGTGCCGTCTCCCAGTTCGGCCACTCCTGGGAGGACCCGTCGGTCGTGGTGGACGCGATGGCGACCGCCATCGCCGCGCGCGAGATGCCGGCCGTGCGCGAGAAGGTGGGCGACGGCAAGTGGCGCGAGTATGCCGGCCTCCGCCCGTCCGACATGCTGCTGGAGCTGGCGCGCGCCCGCGGCGAGAACGTGTCGGTGCGCGACCGCACCCGGCTGATCGCCCGCGCCTTCCACAGCACCTCCGACTTCCCGCTGCTGCTGGCGAACGCCGGCAACAAGATGCTGGAAGCGGGCTACGCGGTGGCCAATCCGTCGTATCGGCGCTTCTTCGGCAGGCGCCGGTTCAACGACTTCAAGGCGCATTCGTTCCTGACGGCCGGCGATTTCCCGTCCCTCGTGGAGCTCCGGGAGGGCGGCGAGATCACCCGCGGCACGATGTCGGAGAAGCGGGAGCAGGTGACGGCGAGGCCCTACGCGCGCGGCATCGCCATCACCCGCCAAGCGCTGGTCAACGACGACCTCGGCGCCTTCACCGACTTTGCGTCGTTGATTGGGCGACGGGTGGCAGACTGGGAGAACGCCACCGCCTATGCGCTGGTGAACCAGGCGAACGGTGACGGTCCCACGCTGACCGAGGGCAACGCTCCGGTGTTCAGCACCGCTGCCAGCCGCGCGAACAAGGCCGCGACCGCAACCGCGGTCACGTCCATCGCGCTCGGGCTTGGCTTCAACGCCATCAAGAACCAGGCGTCGCTCGATGGGCTGAAGCTCAACCTGGAGCCGCGCTACCTCGTGTGCTCGCCGGTGCAGGAGTTCGTCGCCGCACAGTTCGCGTCGTCCTCGGTGGTCCCGTCTTCGCCGGGCAACGTCAACGTCTTCGCAGCCCGCTTCGAGGTGGTGTCGGACAGCAACATCCCGGCCAACCGCTGGTATTTGTTCGCCGATCCGGCGAGCGCGCCCGTCTACGTCTACGGCTATGTCGGCGATGCCGAGGCGCCGTCGATCCGCGTGGGCCAGCCGCTCGGCGTGGATGGGACCGTGATCGAGGTGGTGCACGACTTCGGCGTCGGCGCCATCGACTATCGCGGCGGCTACTTCAACCCTGGCGCTGCGCCGTCGTGACCCTGATTGCCTCGGGCGGCATGGGGCCGCCCGAGGCTCCCCCATGCTGAGAAGGAACTGTCGAGATGAAGAACTATGTTCAGGCGGGCGACACGATCACCGTGGTCGCGCCGTCGGCCGTTGTCGCCGGCCAGTCTCTGCTGATCGGCGATCTGTTCGGGGTGGCCGTGCACGACGCCGCATCCGGCGCGCTGGTGGAGATCTGCACCAGGGGCGTCGTCACGTTGAAGAAGGCGGCCGGCACCATCAACCCAGGCGTGCGCGTGTTCTGGGACAACGGCGCGTCCCGCGTGACCACCACGGCCACCGGCAACCGGTGCATCGGCTATCACGTCGGCACCACGGCCAACTCCGGAGCGGACAACACGGACATTCTCGTGCTGCTCCGCCCCAACACGCCGGCCGGCACGTGATCCGGTGAGCGCCTTCGCCGCGGCGTTGGCGGCGCTGGTGGCGGACGTCAATCTCGGCGTCACGGCGACGTGGCAGCGCGGAAATGGCACGCCAGCCCAGCTCCGCGTGATCCGCTCCGCGCCCGACGAGGTATCGTCCGCCTTCGACAGCAGCGTGATCACCGCCACCGACATCCTGACGGTGCCGGTGGCGGCACGGCCTGATGTGCTGCCTGGCGACACCTTCACGATCGGCTCGACCACGCTGGTCGCCCAAAGCGCGCTGCGCGATGCCACCGGCACCGCGTGGCGCGTCGCGTGCAGGCGGTGAGGGAGGGTGGCAATGGCCGAGTTCCAGACAATTGCGTCTGAGCGTGAGGATTTGCGCACCCATGTTGAGCTCTGCTCGCAGCGCTATCTCGCCGTGGAGCAGCGCTTGGGGCGTGTCGAGCGGGCGCTCTGGGCCATGACGGCGGTTGTCGCCGCGACCAGCGGGCCGGTGGCGGCGGCGCATCTGCCCCACGTGCTCAGAATACTAGGCGGCGGCTGAGACAGGAGCATGACGCTTCGCATCACCGCCGCGCTTACCACAGACCTGCGCAGCGTGCTCGCCGCCGAGGTCGCCGCCGGCCAGCGCGCCGCGCGCGGTGCCGTGACGGATCTCGGGCGGTGGACGCAGGAGCAGCTTCGCGGCCAGGTCCGCAGCGCCTTCGGCGCGCGCAGCGCGCGGCTCGCCAACACCTGGCGGCTGGCGGTCTATCCCACCAGCGCGCCGACGCTGCGCCCGGCCGCCCTGGTGTCGTCTCGCGCCCCGGCCATCATCGACGCGTTCGATCGCGGCGCGGTGATCCGTCCCAAGGGTGCGGGGAAGTTCCTGGCGGTGCCCCTGGACGCCAACCGCCGCGGCGGGCTGCGCACCTCCAAGCCGCGCGTCACGCCCGCGCAGATGGCCGCCAGCCGCGCCGCCTTCGTGCTGGCCGTCAAGGGCAGCCGCAACAAGCTGTGGTGCCTGCGGGTGACGCAGGCACAGCGGCGCTCGGCGGCGGGGCGGATCTCCGACATCGCCATCGCCGGGAACCTGGTGCAGGTCGGCGCGCGCGGCACCACGCTGCGCGGCGCCTATCTCTCCCGCGGCAAGCTGACGCAACGGCTGCTCGCGCAAGGCTTCGCGCCGATGTTCCTGCTCGTGCCGGAGCTCCGCCTGTCCAAGCGCCTCGACATCGCCGCCGTCGCGCGCGCCGCATCTGCGCGGATGGAGACCACCCTGCGCAGCCGCTGGAGCCGCGAAGCATGACGACCAGCACGCGCGAAGCCGCCATCGCCGCCTTGTTCCAGGTGCTGGATACGGCCCGCACCAGCCTGTCCCCGGCGCCGACGCTGCTGCGCAACGAGACGGTGCCGCAGAACCTGCCAGCGGGCGGCGTGATGGTGCTGCAGGAGGGAGAGACCGAGGAGGCGACGGGGATGCTCTCGCCGCTCGCCTACGCCATCCGCCATCGCGCCGAGCTGGAGATCACCGTCGGCGCCGCGACCGAGGCGACACGCATCTCCCGGTTGGAGGACATCCTCGGCATGGTGTCTGGCGCCATCGTCGCCGATCGCACGCTGAGCGGCGCGGTCGAATGGGCCGAGCCCGGTTCGCCGCTGATCGAATCCGTCCCGGTCGACGGCGCATCCGCGCTGAGATCGGCGCTGTTGCCAATCACCCTCTGGTTCACCGCCACCGGCACTCCGCTCGGCTGATACAGCTGAGCCACTTCCCGCAACGTCAGACACAGGAGCCCCGCCATGCCCGGCGTGATCGGCGCCAACGCCAATCTCTACATCAAGCCTGAGACCACCTACGGAACCCTTGCAACCGGCAACTACACCCGGCTCGGCTTCCTGCGCGCGAGCCTCGGTGTGTCGCAGCAGCTGCTTGACGTGCGCGTGCTCGGCCTTGGCCAAGGGCGCGACCCCGGCGATCCGATCCTCGGCGAGATCGACACCGAGGGCGAGGTCGAAATCCCGATCAACCATGACGGATTCGGCCATTGGCTTCGCCTGCTGTTCGGCCCCCCGACCACGACTGGCACCAGCCCGAACTTCGTGCATACCTTCACGTCGGGCGCGGCAACGCTGCCCTCCATCAGTCTGTCGCTTGACTACGGCGCGGTTCTGACCGACCGCTATCTGGTGCTGACAGGCGTCCGCGCCGGGACCATGTCCATCGGCTTCAGTCCCACTGGGCCTGCAACAGCGCGGCTCGGCCTGATGGCCCAGGGCGGCGACCTGCAAGCCACCGCCGTGCATGGCACGCCCACCACCGCGACGGGCGAGAACTTCAACCGTGCCCAAGGCCGCATTTTGAAGGACACGACGCCGCTGGCGCTTGTCACCGACGCCACGCTTGACATCTCCAACGGCATCGAACCGCTGCGCACCATCCGCGCCGACCGGAAGATTGAAGAGGCCGAGCCTGGCGGCACAAGCGTAACGGGGCGCATCACTGCGCGATTCGCCTCCGGCGGTCTCCTGCCTGACGCCCTGGCAGACACGCCGGTTGACATCACTTTGGGCTTCCGGAAGACGACAACCCGCGAGGTTGCGTTCCACATCCCGCGCGCATTCCTGTCGAAGCCACGTGCTGAGGTGGACGGTCCTGGCGGCGTGGCGGTGACCTTCGACTTCCGCGCATCGGCTGACGGCGGTCCCTCGCTCACCGCCACCCTGCGCAACGGTGTGGCGAGCTACGCATGATCACGCTCGACATTCCGACCGAGCCGCGCTGGGTGGAGCTGCCGCATGGCGTTTCGGTGCGCGTGCGCCCAATTACAACCGCAGTGATCGTCGCGGCGCAATCAGCGGCGCGGCGGGCCATGGAGGAGGTCCCGGAGGCGGATCGAAGCGATCCGGCGCTGATGGCCGGGCTTGGCTTTGCAGCTCTGGTGGAGGCGCTGGCGCGCTATGCCATCGTGGACTGGCGCGGCGTTTCGGACGCCGCCGGCCAGCCTCTTGACCTGACGCCCGAGCACGCCGCTTTGCTGATGCGGCATGAGGAGATGGCCACCGCGTTCTTTGACGCGGTTTATCGCCCGCTCCGTGCGCTGGCAGCCGAGGGAAACGCCTGAAGGCCCGCGCCGCGTGGCAGTTCGGAACCGGGCCGGACTACTGCCGCGGCTGCGCGGCCATTGATCGGGATTGCGGGATAGAGTGTCCCTTCGTCGCCAACGCGCCGGAGAGCCTTGAAGGCGCGATCTGCTGGGAGGCCGGGATGCTGTGCATTGAGGCTGGGATGTCCGGCGCGACGATCGCGCTGGCGCCGGCGCTTGCGATCGCTGCCGAACAGGGCGTGACGGCGACGGTCGCAGCCACGCTGATCAGCGCGATGCGCGAGGGCATGGCCAGCGCGCGCCGCTCGGAGGAGGACAAGCAGGAGTCTGACGCGGAATGAGCGGGACCGTTCGCCGTGTTGGCATCCGGCTTGGCCTCGAAGGCGCGCAGGAGGTTCAGCGCGGCCTGCGCGAGGTCGGCGAGACCGGAACTCGCAGCCTGCAACAGATCATCCGGTCGTCTGAGGCGGCCACTGCGGCGCTGCGCCTTCTCGGCCCGGTGCTCGCTGGTCTTTCCGTAGGTGCCGTAGCTCGGTTTGCGCGGTCCGCGATCGACACCGTCGGCGGGCTTGGCGAGCTGGCCGACGCCGCGGGCGTTTCTACCGACGCGCTGCAGGCCTTCGGCTATGCCGCGACGCAGGTGGGGCTTTCCAACGAGGAGCTGCAGCGCGGCCTGCAGGCGCTGACGCGGCGCATTTCTGACGCTGCCATCGGCGAGGAAGCAGCTCAGCGAGCCTTTGACCGCCTCGGCATCGCTTTCCGCGACACTTCAGGCAACGCCCGCGCGACCGAGGCGGTCCTAGTTGATCTTGCCGAACGGCTGTCCGGCATCTCCAATCCAGCAGAACGTGCGGCCGCAGTCACCGCCATTTTCGGAGACCGTCTCGGCCAGCGTCTTATCCCCTTCCTGTTGCTAGGGCGGGACGGGATAGAGCGCTTCATCGTTGAGGCGCTGCGCTTCGGCGCGATCGCCAACGACAACCTCAGCGCCAAGGCCGACGAGGCATCCGACAAGATCGCCGCCTTGGAGCGCGCCTTTTCATCGTTGGCGCGCAACCTTACGGCGCGGGTAGCGCCGGCGCTGACGTATGTGGCTGATCGGCTCAACCGGATTATGGTTGGCGCGCCGCTCGCCGAGCGCCGCGCATCACTTGAAGCCCAACGAGAAGCGCTGCTCGGCAGATTGCAAGAACTCGAGGCCGGGCGGGGCGAGGATATTCCGCCTCCGCAGGTCTCCCGGCGCGGCGGCATCAGCGCCGGGCTGGCCGCTGTTGCGCAACAGCAGGCCGGCCTAACCCGCAGCGGCTTGATCGCGCAAATCAGGCAGCAGCTTGACGAGGTGCAGCGCGAAATAGCCGCCCTTGAGGCTGAGGCACGCGCCGCCGAGGAACGCGCCCGTCAGATCCTGAACCCGCAGACCCGTGCGGGCGGCAACGAGGCGGAGATCCGCCGCCAGCGCGCAGCCGAAGATATTGCCAGGCTGCAGGCGACACTGGATCGTCGCATAGCCATTGAGCAGAACTTTCAGCAGCAGTTGAACCGCATCCGCGAGGCGGAAGCCGCCGGCGCCATCGACACGGCCGAAGCACAACGCCTAGTGACAGAGGCCACGCGCCAACGCGACGAAGCCCTGCAGCGGCTCACCGGCACGCAGCGATCCGCGACCTCCGCCACGCGCGACAACCGCGACGCCGAGCGCGAGCTGAACGAGGTGCTGCGCGAACGCGAGCGCCTCATCCAGCAGAACGAGACCGCGTATGAGCGCTATCAGCGTCGGCTTGAGGACCTGGCCCGTCTGACGGAACGCGCCCAGCAGGTCGGCAATCCCGTCCCGGAGGAGACCATTCGCCGCGAGGCGCAGGCCGCGCTTGACGAGCTCGACCGCGCCGAGGAGCGCACGCGACAGACAAGCGACACCGCGCGCGAACTCGGCCTGGCGTTCTCCTCGGCCTTCGAGGACGCCATCGTGCGCGGCGCGTCCTTCCGCGACGTGCTGCGCGGCATCGAGCAGGATTTGCTCCGCCTCGGCACCCGGAAGCTGGTCACCGAGCCGCTCCTGGCCGCGTTCAGCAGCCTGCTCGGCTCCGGCAGCGGTGGCGGGGACATGTTCTCCCGGCTGCTCAACGGATCGTTGTTCGGCGGCGGCGGCGGCGGAGGGCTGTTCAGCGGCATCGGCAGCCTCTTCACCTCCATCTTCGGCTCGATCTTCCACGCCGGCGGCGTCGTCGGCAACGCGGCGCCAGGCCGCAGCGTGCCGGCGCTGGCCTTCGCCGGCGCGCCGCGCCTGCACTCCGGCGGCGTCCTCGGCCTGCGCCCCGACGAGGTGCCGGCCATCCTGCAACGCGGTGAGCGCGTGCTGTCGCGCGAGGAGGTGCGCCGCGAGGCGCGGGCGGCGCGCGCCGGCGGGCAGCAGGTCAACGTCACCATCGTCGCGCCGGCGCCCGAGACGTTCCACGCCTCGCGCTCGCTCATCGAGGCGCGCATGGCGCGCGCCGTGCGTCTGGGCGCGAGGAACCTCTGATGTCCTTCCACGACGTTCGCTTCCCGACCGTCATCGGCCAGGGTGCGCAGGGCGGGCCGGTGTTCAGCACGCTGGTGGCCACCTGCGCCAGCGGCGACGAGGTGCGCACGCAGCTCTGGTCGCGCGACCGCGGCCGCTGGAACGTGGCGAGCGGGCTGCGCACGCGCACCGACTTCCAGGTCCTCCAGGCCTTCTTCCGCGCCCGCCGCGGCCGCGCCTTCGCGTTCCGCTTCAAGGATTTCTCCGACTTCGAGCTGGCGCGTCAGCAGATCGGAACGACGAACGGCACGCTCGCCACCTACCAGATCTACAAGCGCTACACCTCGGGCTCGCAGACGCAGGACCGCACCATCACCAAGCCGGTCGCCACCACGGTCAAGTGCTGGGTGGACAACGTGGAGAGGACGCTCGGGGCCGGCGCCACGCAGTTCCAGGTGAACCTGCTGACCGGCGTCATCACCATCGGCTCGTCCCTCGCCGCGACCACCGGCAAGGCGGTCGAGGTCGAATGCGAGTTCGACGTGCCGGCACGCTTCGACGCGGACGAGATGGGCCTGACGCTGGAAGCCTTCCATCGCGGCGTCTGGGCCGACATCCCGGTGGTCGAGGTGCGCGAATGAAGGCCGCGTCCGCCGGGCTCGCCGCGCATCTCTCGTCCGGCGCGCCGCTCACGCTCGCCACCTGCATCGAGATCACGCGCAGCGACGGCCAGGTGTACCGCTTCACGGACCACGACCGCGACCTGGTGCTCGGCGCGGATACCTACCTCGCCGCCCGCGCCTACACGCGCGACGCGGTGAGCGCGGCGTCCGACATGAGCGTCGCCGAGGCAGAGATCGTGGCGCTGCTCGACAACGCCGCGATCACCGCGGCAGACATCCGCGCCGGCCGCTGGGACAATGCGCGCTACCGGCTGCTGCTGGTCAACTGGGCCGACACCTCGCAGGGCGCCATCACCCTGCGGACCGGCTGGTTCGGCCGGGTGCAGCCGCAGGATGACGGCACGGCGCGCGTGGAGCTGCGCGGCCTGGCGCAGGCGCTGCAACAGCAGATCGTCCGCAGCTA